AGTTTTCTCAGGGATATAGTTAATTTCAGTTCTGAAGTTATGACCAATACCCATACCTGTAGACATTTTATGCCAAGCAAGTGCTGTACGAATGTTACCAGCTTTAGGTAAACCACCTTCTAGCATTGTTGGAATAACTACGATGTTAATTCCTAAGTACTCACGAATCATACCTTTATCTAATACACGGTTAGCTGTGTAGAAAGTAGATGTGAATTCTTGAGCTTCTAGTAATTTACGGAAGTTGTTACCGCTCATTGCCATATAACGTTCAGGAATTGGAACAGCGTTGTCTTCAAAGAACTCAATAGCTTGAATATACTTAGCGTAAGTCATATTCGTGCCGCCATTAACAATAGTCTCAGCAGGGTCAGCAACTAAAGCATCAATTGTAATTTGGTCACTACGACGACCCATTGCATCAGCAACAAGCATTGCATTTTCCATTTTACTATCAAAGTTTACTGTTAACTCTTGAACTGAATCTACTGCTGTAGGAGTAGTATACTTAGCTAATGTAGCTGTAGCTTTAGAGTAGTTAGGATCTTGTGGAGTTACAGATTGTTGGTAAGCAGTTTCAACGGATACTATTTGACCGACCTTACGGAAGTCAACACTAGCACCAACTACATCATGCTTCATACGAACAGAATCGCGTAATCTGAAACCTTTAGATGCGTATTCGGCTTTCACCATCGCATCAAATTCAATTTGTTGTACTGCTGTCAATGATTGTGACATTGCATTCCCCTATTAGTTTATTTGAAGTTTGTTCAACTCTAATAAGGGCTTGCGTCGTGTTTAGTTATCCGAAACGGGCTAAGTAAACAAGTTATCCTTCATGTTGTGTATAGAATAGTCTATGCAGAACTTTTGTCAACATAGCCTGAAGTCTGTGCTTTTTCCATTCTGACTCTAATCTCATTCCTGAACTTAGGATCGGACTTATATTTATCCATGTTATTACTCATGTCAGCAGTAATCTCAGTAATTGATTCAGCAGTAGATGAACTCTCTTTGCCAGTTGGTATCACAGTTGTATTATCCATACTCATTCCTCTTAGTTCCTCAAGTGCTTTTATACCCTCGGCTGTTTTAATAGAGCCAGTCAGAGCATAAAAAGAATCCTCAGTTAAATTAGACTTAGCCCAATTCTTTAAAACATCTAGTCGTTCATCAACATTTTCACCGAGTGTTTCCATCTCTTTATTGAAATCGTTTTCTTCATTTTTAGCATAACGGCTAGTGGTATCAAGCATCTTATCAATGACTTCTTGAGGTACACTTTTCTCTTTAGCGAGATCTAACATTGCTCTAAAATCGTCATCTTCTGCGCTAACCCAACCATCTGCTTTAGAAATGTCATAAGACTTGGGGGCAGTGCCTAGCTTGTTCTCTAGGTACTTATAACTAGTGGCCATGTCCTCACCTGATTTAAATTTTTCAGGCAACCATTCTGGCCTTTCTGGTGCTGCTTGCTCTTGAGGTTCTACTGTTTCATCCATTATTTATTATCCGCCTTGATTCGTTGCTCATGTGATTTAATGCAATCGTTAATAGTTCTAAACGCTTGCTTAAACCCTTCAAAAAAAGTGATTGATTGTTCATAGTTGTTTGAACCAATACGCACCAATGAAGGATTAATGAATTTTTCATTGAATAGTTCAAGCAACTTTTTCCCATTCTCATCTTTCATGAAAACGGCATAGCACAATACATCAAGTGCTAAGCCCTCTTTTTTATCGTCCTGTTTATCAATGCTATCTTGATAACCATCCCAATAATTCTCCGGCTCTATAAACTCATTCTTTTTTTTTTCCATTATTGAGCCTCTGATTGTGCTGCTTCTTGTGCCTCGGCTTCTTGCTGCGCTTCACCTTGAGCTTGAAGTTTCTCTAAACCTGCTGCCACTTTTTCTCTGCTATTCAAGAACCTTTCATCTACTTGCATTAACTCAGCTAGTAACCAAGGAACTTCTTCAGTATCTAAATAAATCTGAGTCATCTCAGGCCCACTAATACCCTGCAATAATTGAGTGAATTGAGTGAACACGCCTACTTGCTGCTGACCTTGAGCCAAAGCTAGTGGTGATTTATATTCAAATGAAACTTCTTTACCATTAATCATTGGCTTTGGAAGTATGCCCATCTTGTCTAAGATATAAGAGACACGCTGAATAACTGGCTCTAAAAACTCAGACTGTAATCTGCTAAACAAAGGCCCGATTTTTTGAGCTAAGTTTTGCTGATTAATTGATACCTCTGTAGCTGTTTGAGGCTGTATTGATTCTGATTCTGAGCCGTCAGTAGCAAACATTAATGTCTTAATCTGCATTCTTAAGTCTGAAGAGACAAGCTGTGTGAACTGAGGCGCAGATGAATCTGGTAAGGGTACAAGTGGCAATTGCCCACCAGTGCCGATAGGAGCAATAGGAATAACTGTGAATGGTTCAAGTTTAAAAGTATAAGGGTTGAATACCCCATCAGAGAATCCCATGTATGGCTTGAAAGTATTTAGATTAGCAGAGGCTAATTCAATTCTAGCAATCTCTTGTAATGAAATTATTGAAGGTAATGCTTCCATTACTGGGCCACGCCCCCAAACTTCATTATTAGTTTTCTGAAAACGCCATACAATTGCTGGATTACTATCTAAATCTTCAGCAAATATTAAATGATCTCCGCACCAAACAGCATAAGTATAAGGCTTAGCTTGATTAGGATCGTAAAGAACACCCTCATAAATCTTAGCTACCTTAGCATTTGGATCACTAAGCAAAGCACTTTCCATATCCGCTGACTTACTAGCTTTCTTCCAACGAGATTTTAATTCACGAACCTTGATATCTTCCCAAGTTCTAAACCATATGTGAGCGCGACCATCTAAGCCCTCAGCAATAGCTAGTTTATCGGCTGGTATCGAAGTAAATAATAACGGCTGTTTTTCAGTATGCTGATTTATGATTAAGCAAGAAGTGCCAATAGATAAATCAAAATAACACTCATTGATTACTGTATCGAAATTTGACCGATGTATATACCTAAACAACTCTCGCATATACTCATCAACTTTTCTTTGAGCATCGTCAATTTGTGATTGTGGAGCGTCTCCAAATTCAGATTTATTGACCTGCAAGAATCCCCATTGAACTTGAGGGGGTGTCATTGCAGTATGAATTTTAGATACGAATGTCTTTGCAGCTTCTACAGCAGTAGTGTCATACAATCGTGTATTTTTTAACTCGCCTTGAAACTGCTTAGGTGAATAAAATCTATTTCTAAACGGAACTGCATAATGATAACTAGCCTCTAAAATAGACTCCCATAAATCAGCGTCTCTTTTCGCACTGTTATAACTGGCGGTCAATTCAGTAAGTAATTTACCATCATCTACTTTAGTTAAATTCATATTTATCCTAATACGTCAGAAATGCCTTCTTGTGAAGAATCTAAAAATCCAGGTCGTCTCATAGAATTTCTAGCAGCGTTAGCACTCTTTGAATTGATCTTTTGTTGTTGAGCTGTCTTAGCTGCGTTGGCTGTATCTTCTGCTTTTTTGAACTCTTCTCGTTGCGCATGTGATTCCGCTAAATCTCTTTCCAATGCTTGTTGTGCGCGTTTTGCTGCGTCTTGTCCTGTCCACTTAGTGAAACTACTCATAACCATTTATCCTTTATATTGTTATATGAATATAAATAACCTTTTCTTCAAATTCTTTTGGCTCTACTACTCTATCAACATATTGTAATCTATATGGAATACTAATTCTCTTTCTTAAATTGTTCAACCGCGATGATACCCTGTTCATGATGCTGCTGCCCCTTTTCAACGTCTAATTCAATCTCATCTATGCGCTTGGCTAACTCGTCAGATTCAAACGCTCTAGCTCCAACCATGACAGATTCCATTACCTGTTTTAATTCGGTAGCTGTAAAATCACCATCGGCAGCCGATTCCATTATAGTTTTATATTGCTCGTATGGGGTGTCATCTTTCCTGACATTTAACCTAATGCGTCTGTTCTCTCCAATCTGGAAAAGAACTTTACCTTTATGCTTCCAATGTCCAGTATTGAACTCTTCATTGTCCTTCATTTCCTCACCTTCACGAATCCAATTAGAATATGCGTACTCTAATCCGACCATGTAGCAATTTTTAAAGATCTTCTTATTCTTAATCCAATTACATGCCGTACCTCTAGCAATATTATTCTTTCTGCAAAATTCACTTAAAAAAGGTAGCTCACTATTCATAACTTCGAGAACACTTACACAATGCGCCTCTTCATTATATCGGCTATAGGACTTATCCTTTATCCCTTCATAAATCTTTTTAGCTAGGGTACGCGATTTGGAAGTTGTCATAGGCGTATTATCCTGTAAAATTATATTACAATAGTATAGTTTATGAGAGATTAATAGCGAATGTTTGATTCAAAACAGTTTAGAGAACACATACTAAAGCCAGCATTATCTATGATAAAACATTACAGTGACGAGGCCGAAGAGCTTCTAATGTTTACCTGCGCAGTAGAATCAAACGGGGGTAAATATGTAAAGCAAGTCAAAGGCCCTGCGTGTGGAGTTTTCCAAATGGAGCCACTAACGCATGATGATATCTGGCGTAACTACATCGCTAGAAAACCAGCCCTAACTTATCCGCTAGGTTACAACTTAGGTATTAATCAAGTTCCACTACCTGACCGCATGATTTATGATCTCGATTACGCTGCTGCTATGGCTAGAATTCATTACCTTAGAGTTAAGGAAGCACTGCCAGCTAAAGACGATGTTGACGCAATCTGGGCTTACTATAAAAAGTATTACAATACACCTCTAGGTAAAGCCACTAAAGCCAAGTCTATAGAAAAGTATTATAAATTTGTAGGTAATCCGAAAGACCCAATCGTAGAACTAAAAACAGTAAAATAAGGGCGTAGGTGAAAACCTACACACAAGCTATGGGGGTTGTCAGGGCAGACTACTCCCAAGCAAATGAGTATATTGTGGGACTCTTCACTTAGCGCCTTTCCCCGAATCCCACAGCAAGAGTACAACTATCCGGAACTACCGGCAAGTTCAAGTTTAAAGCGCCTGTACCTCAGCTGGTTAGAGGGTGGTTAGTTGAAGTTCAGCTAAGACTGAACGCTAGTCAATGTCGCTGGTTCGATTCCAGTCAGGCGCACCATCTCTAATAGCCTCTAATAAATAAATCTTTAGATAACCCCCCAAACCCCCTCGTCCCAAAAAGTAGAGAAAAACAAAAGTCAACAGAACCTTACGAAACTTACAAAGATTACGAAAAAACTTACGAAACTTACAAAGTCTACGAAAAAACTTACGAAAAACATAAAAGCAAAACATAAGGTCAAGGGAGGGGGGAACCACAAAGACCACATTTTTATCCCTATTAAAATTCTTTTAAAAAAAAGCTTGTTAAAAACAAGGGTCGTTTCGAGAAAGTGGTCGCTGAACCATACCTAGATAGTGTTTCGTGTGACCGGATCACAATTACAGACGCAAAACCCCCGACATCCCCTTTTTAAATAGCGCTTTTCTTAAACGAATTGGCTTTTTTTATCACAAGAAGTTGATAGGAAAAGACAGTCATTTAATAGCAGCCTAATCATTCCCCCCTCATGTTATTAGTATTGTGGTGCAAGTTATTTACATTCTCTTGTTGACACCGAGATAGTTTGTGTTAAGATGTCCTCATGCTCAGCACATTGGCTGGGTTAATTAAGTGAGATATAGATATGATTCTGAATGACGCGTTAAATATCCTAGCCATTGTAGGCGAGTACACTCCTGAACTAATCAAGAAAGCATATCGCCAAGCTTGCTCAAAGTATCACCCTGACCGCAATCCAGCGGGGCTTGAGATGATGAAATTAGTTAATGAAGCCTACGCAACGTTGAAAGATGAAAGCGGTAGCGCACAAGAAAACAGCGACAACTTAGCGTCATACGGTGAAGAGATATTCACGGCTTTAAGTCAAGTTATCCATCTTGATTTTGAGTTTGAAATCTGTGGTAGTTGGGTGTGGTTGAGCGGTGATACTAAGCCCCATAAAGATATAATCAAAGAGGCTGGATTTAAGTGGGCGAGTAAGAAAAAAATGTGGTTTTACAAGCCATCAGACCACGTATCAAAAGGCCGTGGTAGTTACTCAATCGACAAGATTAGAGAAACACACGGCACACAGAAAATCAATCGTAAACAAAGAGCTAATTTAGCGGCTTAAGGGGTGGGGGATGGTTCTATACAAAAATAATAGAATAGAGATAGTGCAAGAAGGTGATAAATACACGGTCGTTGACAGAGATTGCTCAGGAACAATAGTTGAGGTTGTGACAAAAGACTTAAAAAAAGCCAAAGGACTTTTTGACAGATGGGTTAATGAGTTATACGGGGGTGAACAATGAAATATTTAATGATTATATTCTTAGTAGATAGCTTTAGCATTCCGACTGAGGGCATAACAACGGCAACATTTGAGACTAAGAAAGTTTGCCTTGCAGCATCTAAGCAGATAAACAAGGAATCAAGATATTTAGAAACTATTTGTGTAGCGAGGTATTAATGTTCGCAAAATACTTCAATAAAAGAATAGCTGAGCTTGAGAAAGAAAACGCTGGCCTTAAATGGCGAAATGAGCGGCTAAGTGATGAGTACGTAAGCTATGTTAAAGAGAATCGCATTGATTACGAGGTAACGGGCTTGCGCAAATAAACGCTTTAGGTGAGCTAAGAAAATGTAACGATTCAAACGCTAGGTATTGCGAGCAAATGGAAACTATTAAGAGCGAGCATGTGCTAGACGCTGCCAATTACATATTAAAAATAGATAAACTTACCCAAATAATAAAAGGACATAAAAATGCTTGATTGCGTACACGAATGGCAGTTATTACAAGAAGCGTCAAAGATTACTAATCCACCTAAAGTAAATATTGGCTGCAAGTGGTGTAAATCTCAGACTTGGGAGCTTGAAACCGACTGGTTAGCCCATGAATCTAAGCCAACGGTTCATAATCGGATAACTAAGCTTGAAAAAGACTTGAGCGTATTATGTAAAGTGCTTTTAGACATGGAAGAGCGGTCAAAATCGCTAGATAAAGAGCGCATAGAATCTTTAAAAGAAGAGAAGAAACCTAAAAAGGTGAAGAAATGAGCTACCCCGAACGGCCTATTATTGGGCTGGACGGCAAAGAGATAGTCTAGGCAAATTCAAATAAAGAGAGTGTGAAACATGTTCAATCAAACTTTTATAATTGGCAATGTAGGCCAAGAACCTGAGCTAAAACAGATAGGAACCGGCCAAGTTTGTAACTTTTCTGTCGCTGTATCTAACAATTATCTTGATAAACAGGGCAATAAACAGCAAAAAACAGAGTGGTTTAACGTCTCAGCTTTCGGAAAATTAGCCGAGGTTTGCGCTAATTACTGCAAGAAAGGCAAGCAAGTTTTCATAGTTGGTGAGATTAAAACTAACAAATGGGAAGATAAAAACGGTAATAAGCGTGAAACTATTTCGTTAATTGCTCAGAAATTAAAGCTATTAGGTGGTAAA